TAAGGTTACTTCTTACACTTTACCGTCACCAGAAGAAAGTTCGACTGTAAATATGCTTTTATGTTCACAAAAGAATCCTTTTGAGCAAGCTAACGGAATGTTAAGAAACGTAACAAGATAATGGACTTATCAATGGAACAGAAAATCGATAAGGCTCTCAGCAAGATCGAGAGCCACGAATCTGTGTGCGCTGTAAGGTATGAGAATATCGAAAAAACTCTTGAAGAAAGAAAAGGAAGGCTGGAGAAGTTGGATGGTAGACTCGAAAAACTCGACGACAAGATTAGTGGGCTATACAAAACGGTTATTACTTGCGCGTTTGCACCTAGTCTGTTTGTTATCGCTATTATCAAACTTCTCTAACGCACAAGAGGAACAGGCTGCCACAGTAGGTGACTTTGGGTCTAATAACCAGCAGAGCGCCGAGAGCATTGATAACAGGACGACTACGACCGTTACTCAAGAGGGCGCTGTAGTCAATACGGCTGTAGCTCCTAGCTCACCTGCGTACAATCAGGACGTTTGTGTGTTTTCTGGTGGTGCTGGCGTGCAGACTCAAATGTTTGGACTTGCCATTGGCAACCCAGTTCGAGATAATAACTGTGAGCGATTAAAGCTCAGTAAGCAGCTACAGGCTTTAGGCTTGAAAGTGGGGGCTGTTTCAGTAATGTGCCAAGATCATAGAGTATGGTGGGCATTATATGAATCGGGTACACCCTGCCCCACTAACCAAGGATTAATAGGTCAAGATGCGTACACTTTTTACAAAAATCGCCCTGATATGGTTCCTGATAAGCCTGTCATTTACCGCGAAAAGTCAGACAGAACTCCAAAACCACACAGAAGTAATAGATTCCCTAATAGGAAGTGAGGCTAACAATTTTATCTCCCAAATGGCTGAAAATATGGTCAATGGTGCTAGTGTTATTGTTGACCCCGACACTGGCAAGCAATACCACGTTACGCAAGGACAGCTTGATGCCTTTAATGCTGCCTATGATCTTGCCCTACAATAATCCACTCAAGAGCACCTTACTGGTCTGTTAATCCAAGACCAGATAATTGGTCAGCAAGTCGAGTTCGAGAATCAAAAGAATGCAATGATACAGGAAGCGGAGCAAATGGCTGCCGTTACCGCTATTGCTGCCGAAATAGAAGTTGCAAGCGAATCAGTTAAAATTGGTATGGAAAAGTACGCCACTGATAACGACCTACGCTCAATAAAACAAGAAACCCGCGACAACTACGCAGCCAGTATAGAAGGAATGGTTGTAGCTAGTCGTACAAAAAATATGCTTGAACAGTATGCAGGGGCGATAATTGAATCAACGACCTTTGTCACACAGGCTTCCGATACTGTTCAAGCATTCTACGATTCCGCATCCGTAAACATAGACCAGATGTACTTAAACCAACTTAACGTAGCTTGGGCTGGTGAAGTAGTGGGTGTAGAGAATGAGTTTTGGTTAGTAAATACAAATATGCAGGGTGAGTTTTACCCTGACCACGATATAGAGATGTTACCGTAATGAAAGCAGAACAAATAAGCACTTGGATTGGAATAGCTACTGCCTTCGCTGGCGTTGTAGCTTCATTCGTTACAATGGAAACAAAACTTGAAGCCTTAGAGGGTAAAATGGCTGAGCTGTACAATGTCGAAGAAATACGCAGCTTAGAGAGGCGTTTGACAACACTAGAGGTTACGCAGTCTAATAGCGATATAGGCCATATCCAAGCAACCATAGCGACAATACAGGGTGATATAAAAAATGTTGAAACAAAGGTTAGTGGAATCAAAGAAACGGATACAAGTGAAATTCAAAGCAGCGTTCGCGTCAATAAAAGCCGAATTAGCAATCTGGAAAGCAAGATTGAAAGGGTTATTTATAAGATTGAAAGAGGCAGTAAAAATCCGCTAGGTTAATACTATGGCTACTAAAGACCCACGACTAACTAAAAACAAACTATCAGGTTTTAACAAACCTAAACGGACTCCTAGTCACCCAACTAAATCGCACGTTGTACTTGCGAAATCAGGAAGTGAGACTAAACTTATTAGATTTGGGCAACAAGGCGCAGATACCAAGCCACCTAGAAAGGGTGAGAGTGCAGCGGATAAAGCTAAACGAGCATCATTTAAAGCCCGACACGCTAAGAACATAGCTAAAGGCAAAATGAGTGCAGCTTACTGGGCTGACAAGGTTAAATGGTGATGGCTAAATTCAGAAAAGTAGCAAAAGATAAAAAGACAGGCGTTGCCAAGAAGTATCTGTCAGGTGCTAAGAATAAAGCCAAAAAAGCCGCAGAGATTAAACGTACCGCTAAAAAGTACGCTGCTGGTGAATACATTGACTTAAAAGCAGTTGAGAAATCGAGGACAGCAAAAAATGCCAGCAAAAAAAGCACCGCCAAGAAAACCACTAAGCGCAAGCGTTAAAGCTACCTTAAAGAAAAAGGCAGATGGAACAAAGTTTACTCCTAGCCAGCTAGAAAAAGTTTACCGTAGAGGTCAAGGCGCATACCTTTCAAGCGGCTCAAGAAACGTACCTATGTCAGCTTGGGCTATGGGCAGAGTTAATAGTTTTGTGTCAGGTAAAGGTGGCGCTAGAAAAGCTGATGCAGATATAGCTAAAAAGCCCAAAAAAAAATAATCTTTAAGGATTCCCAAAGGGGGGAGTTATGGAAAAAAGCCTACTAGATTACTGCACCACGGATAAGCAGCGAGAAGTAATAAAGCTATACCTTCAAGGGGTATCTGAGAATAAAATGGCAGACCAGTTAGGTGTTACAAGGTCTGCAATACAATCTCATAAGCGCATAGTTGTACGGCGAGCGGCAGGCCAAGGCTACTCACCAAAGCACGATATGATACACACCGCTCCAAGCACCCACCTAGTCAAAGGCACTTCAACGCTCTACTCAGAAGATGGTCAGGTCAAAGCCCAGTGGGTCAAGACCAATTTGAAGCAAGAAGATCAGATACAAAGTATTAAGAACGCCCTCGATGAGTTCTTAGAAGATCACAAAAATAAATCACCTAAAATACCCAAACCAAAGAAAAAGCTGAAAGATCAAGAGCTTGCCGTTGTTAATATCGGTGACGCTCACTTTGGTATGCTGGCTCACGATGACATTTCTGGTGAAAACTACGACTGTAAGATTGCTGCAGACAGGCATAAGCAGGTATTCTTGAGATTAATGAACAATGCGCCTGAGTGCGACACAATCGTAATTAACCAGCTAGGCGACTATTACCACGCCGATACTTACACAGGAACGACCACTAAAGGCACTCCACTGGACACTGATGGCCGTCTGGAGCACGTTTTCCTTATAGGGCTTGAGGTTATGTCGTTTATTGTAGAAGAAGCTCTGAAGCGCTTTAACAAGGTTATAGTGCGTCACTGTCGCGGAAATCACGATGCGATTACCTCTATGGCGCTCAAGGCTCAACAACAAGCCTATTGGCGCAACAATAAAAGAGTTACAATAGAGATGTCTCCTGCTGTATGCTGGGTGTACCAGCACGGTAAAACAGCCTTTATGGTTACTCACGGTGACACTATTAAACACGCTAAGATGGCTGAGTATTTTGCAGCCAGATACCCAGAAGAATGGGGGGCAAGCACGCATAGAATGTGTTGGCACGGCCACATACACAGTAAGCAAATTAGCCGAGAAACCTACGGTCAAACAATAACCGAGAGCTTTGCAGGTTTACCGCCATCTGATGCTTGGCACGATTCTAGCGGTTATGTGAGCGGTCAATCTATGTGCTTGTTAGTTCTCGATAAAGAAAAAGGTGAGGTAAGGCGGTCTACTGAGAGGTTATAATGTCTGACGTTAAAGATTTAACTAAGCACAACAACTATAGCTATCGTAATGCAGCTACAGATGACTTCTATAACGATATAATTGCTCTCATTGATGAATACGCAGAGCAAGGACTACTAACCTACGGTGAGATTGTAGGCGCTATGGAATGGGCTAAAACAACATTAATTATTAGTAATACTGAAATTGAGGAAATTGAGTGATGCCACAAGGTAAAGGTACATACGGTTCTAAAGTTGGTCGCCCACCAGCGCCAAAGAAGAAAAAAGCTAAACCAATGAAAAAGGCTAAAAAGAAATGAATTTTGGAGCAATCAAAGGCATTATCGGTGCTGTTGCGCCTGTTCTTGGCACTGCTCTAGGTAGCCCTTTAGGTGGTGCTGCCGCATCTGCTATTGCTAAGGCTTTAGGTTGTAGTAATGACCCTAAAAGTATTGAGAAGGCGTTACAAACTGCGTCACCAGAGCAACTTGTAGAAGTTAAAAAAGCGGAGCTTGATTTTGAAAGTAAAATGGCTGAGTTGGAAGTTGACATCTTTGCACTGGAAGCGAAAGATGTACAAGACGCAAGAAAAGCCCATAAAGGAGATTGGACACCTAGAATTGTTGCCCTTGTCTCGCTTATCGGTTTTGTGGGCTATATATTTCTTGTTACCATTCAGCCTCCTGACGCTAATAGCGATACTATTGTTAGTTTGGTTTTAGGTTATATGGGTGGTGTTGTTTCGGCAATTACTTCATTTTACTTTGGCGCAAGTCACAAAAAAGAAGATTCCTAATTTTTGGGAGCTTTTCTATTAGATTTTGGGAGCTTTTCCATTGATTAATAAAGAACGACTAACTAAACAATTAATAATTCACGAAGGTTTAAAGTTAGAGCCTTATAAGTGTACTGCCAATAAATTGACTATCGGCGTGGGTCGAAACCTCGATGACGTCGGAATATCAAAAGAGGAAGCCACCTACCTGCTAGAAAATGATATTGCTCGCGTTGCTGGGCAGTGTTGGTCTAACTTTGAGTGGTTTGCTGAATTGTCGCCAGAGCGTAAAGAGGCGGTTATCAACCTAGTCTTTAATATGGGGCTATCTAAATTTAAACAGTTCAAAAAGACAATTGCTCACATTGAAGCGGGTAAATTCGACCTAGCTGGTGCTGAGTTATTGAATAGCCGATACGCCGACCAAGTAGGTCAGCGAGCTATTGACGTAGCTAATCAACTGGCTGGCAGTTCAGAAAAGTAAACTGTTCTATACTGTAATGCGCCATAGGCTGTATATCATCGGGTCTACCTCGATCTGTACGGCCTTCCACGGTTATCTTTTCAGG